AGGTCGATGAACGGCGCCAGCGTCGGGCCGCCACTCTTCGGGGTGAGTGGCCTCTTCCACCACGGTTGTCCATCCACGCGGTAGACGAAGCGAAATACGCCTTCATCCGTAAGGAAGTTGACGTGGATCGAATAGTCCTGTTTCACGCCGTTCTTGTCGATCACGACGTATTGGCTCAAATCGGCCAGGATGATGTCTCCAGGCGTTCCGAGGACGGCGCCATGCTCGTGGACAATCACAGGGCATCCCATCAGCATTGCGGCCTTGTTGCCGTCTTTTCCCGGCGGCGTGTAGAGCAGAATCTGGCCCAAGCTTGGCGCTCCCAAGACCAATTGAAAGAGTTGGGGCTCGACGCTGGCGTCGATGAGCCAGACGGCGTTCGGGCGAGAAGGCGGCCAGAGCCGGTTCCACATCGCCAAAACGTCGGCGGTGGTGAGCACCGCGCCGGTATCGCCGGAGGCCTTGGCCTGCGTAATCACGGCCCCGCTATTGAGGAGGCCGAGCGGCTGTCCCGCGCCGGTTCCGTTGATGATGGAGTCCTCAACCTGGAACACCATTTCTTCCGCGAATGACATTTGGATCACGGACTCGAGAGCGGCTGCGTCGTCCAGGAGCTCGTCGGTCGCATAGCAGAGACCGATCAGCTTCTGGAGTTGCAGCTCGACACGCCTGAACTTCGGCCTGCTGCCGGTCTTAACAGCAGCCTCATTGATCCAATATGCGAGCACTCCGCCCCAGCGGCTTCCATCCGCCCGGGAATCTTCGTCGATGGCGTTGATCTTCACGCCGTTGGCGTTTCCGGAGATTGGGATCTTCCGGCAACGGCTGATGATTTGGCCCGTCTGATACATGCGCATCAGCAACTCGGCCGAGAAATCCTTTTGGACGAGGAATCCGCCGTCCGCGGGAACTGCTTCGCTGAGGCCCGCTGCCGCGAAGAGACGCCGGTCGGAATCTTTTCCCTTGGTGCGTTCGTGCCGCACGATAGCCGTGAGCTGGTCGCCAAGGCTCGCGAAGCCGGTCTTTTGTCCCGGAGAACCGGCAGCAGCGGCCGCTGCTTCGTTTATATCTTCGACCGCGGTAACGTGCCGCTCGCGTTCGAGCAGTGCTTCCTCGCGTTCGATGGATTTTTCCGTCGCCGCCATCGCCTTCAGCTCATCGTCATAGGCCGCGCCTTCGGCTTCGTTCAGGTCGCGGTTCTCGGCCGCGGCCTTGTCCAGCATGGCGCGGAGTTTTTTCTTACTCTCCGTCGCGCGCTGGCGAAATAGTTTTATGTTTGATGGCATCGCTTTCTCCTTCTTAGGATTTGCGCAGATCTCCGCGCCTCGGCGTCATCGGACGCTTACGGTCAGGGCTCTTCGCTTTTTGTGAATTGCCGGCGGCGCCGCCATCGGGCGGTTTCTGCCGGCGAAACTTTTTTGCGCCAGGTAAGGGCGATTACTTTTCAGTGCAGGTCGAGCTCGCGGCGTCGCCGCTTGATCGCTCTCAATGTGTCGGCCTGCGCGGATGCCTTCGCGCGGGCCGGATGTTCGCATTTCGGATCCGCGCATTCCACGTTCGAGCAATTCGCGCAATCGTCCGCCCGGCAGTTGCCGCAGATGCAAACGCAATCTTTTTCCTCAAGTGGATCGTCGCCCCCGCCGTCCGCCCTGATCTCGGCCGAGCCGGCGGAGGCAGTCATGCGCGCCGGATTGGAATCGCTCGCTCCCAGGCGCGCGAGAGTATCGTCCATCGTGGCCACGCGATCGGCCATTTCTGCCTTCACGGCGTCGGCGGCAAGCACCATGCGCCCCTGCCCGAATCCTCCGCGCACATCGTCCTGCGAAGCCCGGCGGCCGCGCGCCACGCCCTTCACGAACATGCCGTAGAACGCGTCGACTTTGCCCTGCATGTCCTCTCGCGCGCTTTCGCTCAGAGGCTCGATTTCGCTCCCATCCGTCTTGTACTTTCCGGCGCTAATCAGAGTAACCTTCACGCCCTCCTGCTCCATCGCCTTCGAGATATCTTCGTGCGCCATGAAGACGCCGATCGAGCCGACCTGGCCGCTTGGCACTACCACGAGCTCGCCAGCGGCCGACGCCAGCCAATAGGCGGCGCTGGCCGCCATGCCGTTGGCGATCGCCACGCTCTTCTTTTGCGATCGCGATTTGTAAATCTCCTCCGCGAGCTCTGGTATGCCCTCGACGCTTCCGCCCGGGCTGTCCACATCGAAAACAATCGCTTTCACGCTCGCATCGGCTCGCGCCTGGCGAAATTGCGCGGTCAGTTTGTCGATCGAAGTCCCGCCCGATACCTGGCTCATCATGTTTGCCCGGGGGGAAATCATCCCGTGAATCGGAATCACGGCGATGGCGCCATAACTCTGCTGAGATCTCGGGCCGGCCGAAATCGCGGCCGCTTCCAGCCTCGCGCGAATGTCTTCCTCGCTCAACCTGCCACCGGAGACGCGCAGTGCCACGAGCTCCGCGATCACCTGCAGCTTCTCCGGCAAAATCGCCCACGGTTTCCGGAACACTTCCATGACCACGTGGTCGTATTTCATCTGCTTGTCTCCTGCAGTGCGGGGCGCATGCGCCCCTTCTCTCCCAGAGCGAGCGCCGCGAGGGCGTCCGGCGCCGTATCCTCGATCCAATCGAGCGCGCAGCTCTTCTCGGCCGGCTCGGCTATTTCGCATACCAGCTTGCAATTCGTCTGTGCGTAGCGCGCGGCCGCCGCCGGCGAGATACACATGGTCTGTGCCACGAGCGCGCGATGCTCCGCATAAAATTTCTGCACATCGACGCGGAATGCCGCGGAGTCAAATACTTTCGCCCCGCGCGCGAGCGTCTTTCGCAGCGCCGTCACTTCTTTTCTCACCACGCGCCGCGCGGCCTCCGTGGCAAAGGCTTTCAAAAGGTTTTCGCCAGGCGCGCGCGCGGCCGCGTCCTCGCCCTCATCGTCGGGATCGTCCGGAGGCGGCGTTTTTTCCGGATCGTCGGTTCCCGGAGCCGGCTTATCAAGAGGATCGGGCAGGTCCGTGGCCATTGGAGGGACGTAGACAGTGCCGGCGGGGACCATGTTCAGCGGGCGCAGGTATTCGTTTCCGCCCTTATCCTCGGCGATGGGATTCAAGCCCTCAAAATTGCAAACGTCGTTGGGGCATATCCAGCCCCAGTTCCGCCCGACGGCATAAGCATCGTAGCGGCTCTTCATGTCGCCGCGGAGCAGGCCGCCAACGGAAAACTCCGCGAAATATTCATCGTCCTCGCCAAACGCGTCGCCGATCGGGTCCACCAGGTCGGTATTGATCCGGCGCTCCCAGCGCGTCGCCATCGGCTGAACGCAATCCGTGACGAACTCGATGCCCTGATGCTCGATGTTGTTATTGGTCGCGCGCATTAGAATCGCGATCTTGTGCGGAGGCACGCGGTAGATCGAGCAAATCTCCTCGCGCCCGGCCAGGTTCGCTTCGAGGAACTGCGAATCTTTATTGGTGACCCCTATTGCATGCAGCTCGAGGCCTTCCTCGAGCACTGGCGTCTTGAATCGGTTTTCCGCCGTCTGTGATTTCCGGTAGCTTTCCCGGAAGCGATCTCTGGCAGCGTCATCCTTAAACTTTCCGGGATGCTTGATCCAGGTGCTGACCGTCGCATCGTTCGCGAAAAAGCGCGCGCCGTAATCCTGAATCCCCAGGCCCGTGCCAATGGTTTCCCGCTGGACGGCGATCGGGCTCAGTCCCACCAGGCCATCGGAGGTTAGGCCGCGCAGATGGAAAATTTCCTCCTGCAAGTACCAATCGACCTCGGCGGAGAAGCGGGAGCGGACCTGGTATTTGAGCTTGCCGTTCGGCAGCCGGTAGACCTGGACCAGGTCCGGGTGCAGCGGCACGAGCTGATCGATCGCTCCGCGCGGGCCCGGCACTATGCGCGCGAAGGCGTTTCCGCGCAGATCGAGGTGCGCCTGCATCATTTCGATGAATTCGATCGACGTCTGCCACTGGTTCGGCGAATTGTGCAGGACTTGATAGAGCGGATGCTCCGGAGCGCGCACCTTGCCGCCATTCGGCAGCCGCTTGTAAATGATCAACGGGCACGAGCCGAGCGTTTCCGATCGGACACGGATACAGGCGTACACGGCGGACAATCGCATCGCCGTCTCCGGAGTGACGGCCATGCCGGCGGCGGAATCCCATCCCGGCCGCGAATAGAAATAATCGTCCCAGGGCGGAAGCGCAGAGCCAGTTCCCACTGCCCACATCGCGCGCGCGCGTCCCGCTAGCCTCTGCATGAGACCAGGGGCGCGCTGCGAGGATCTCATGTCGACATCACCTGGCTCGCCTCAACACTCGGAAGGCGAACCTTTACTCTCTTTCCGAAAAGCGAGCACCAATCCGCGTGCCTCGTGACGATCACTTCGCCAGTCACGCCGCCTTTTTCATTGCGAAGCAGCTCCGGCGTAAGAAAATTCCCGCACTCGCCGCAAAACAGGTTTCCCGTGACATAAATCGTCGACGTCATACGATCAGGACCCCGCGATCGCCCGTGTAGGCGGAATCGCCATCGGGCGGCGTCGCCAGGCCGCGGCCAAGCGCCATGATCGCCGCGACCATTCCATCGATCTTTTTCGAGGAATCTTCCTTCGTCGGCTTGATGTTCCCGGCGGGATCCGTGACCACCATCAGATTTCCCGCCATCCACGAAAGCACTGGATTCCCCAAGTGCGCGATCTTCTTCGCCGGGATCATTCCGAGAAAACTCTTCGTCGGCTCGCTCATCGATTTATAGCCCTGGCGAAACTCGACGACGCTGAATCCCTCGCTCTGCAGGTCCACGGCCGCCTGCGAGGAGTTCCATGGGTCGAATGCGACCTCGGGATTGCTTGTTTCGGCGTTTTCCGAAAAAGCAAACATACCGCGCAGCTTCACGAGTTCGGCGACGATGAAGTCCTGATCGATGAAGTTTCCCGGCGTGCCCTGAATGAATCCCTCGCGCTCCCAAACGTCATAGTTGACGCGGTCCTCGCGCGCGCGCTCCTCGATGTTGTCTTTTGGCATCCAGAACCAGGGGAGCAGTACCCATTGGCCATTCGGGTCCACCGGGTCAAAGGCCAGCAGAAGGGCCGTCAGGTCCACTTTTGAGGAGAGATCGAGGGCGGCGAAGCATCGACGCCCCTGCAGGCGCTCCATCATTTCGGCACGCAGGGCTTTTGGATCTTTCTCGGGCCGATAAAATCCAACGCACTCATTCCACTTCTCGATCGAGATTGCCCCGGTCGTCGCCTGCGTCCACACATTCATGTGGAACCGCAGGAAAGAATTGCGATAGGAGGGTTGGGCTTTCGCTTTGGTGGCGTTCTCGCGCAGGTAATCGATTGGGATGTTCACGCCCAGGTTCGGATTCGCCTTGATCCAGTTATTCTCGTCCTGCCAGTCGTCATCGCGATCGAGCGCGGCGATGAAAGCAAACGTCGTGTCGTCCTCGACGTGGCCCTCGAGCACTCGCTCGGCATATTCATGCTCTTCCCAGCCTGCGCTCGTGCGATTTGCTCCGGCCGTGGTGATCTCCCAGGTGAGCGGATTCCTCCGCTTGACCGTGCCGTTGCGCAGCACGTCCAGGACGGCGCGGGTTTTGTGGGCATGCAGCTCGTCCACGATCAGGCCGTGAATGTTCAGGCCATCGAGCGTGTCTTCATCGGCGCCCAGCGGCTCGAATTTAGAGTTCGTCGCCGGGATGCTCATGTTATTTCGGAAGGCCTGAATGCGTTTTGTGAGCGAAGGCGAGGCTTTCCGCATCCGCTCCGCTTCGGTGTATACGATCCTGGCCTGGTCCTTCTTCGTCGCCGCGCAATAGACTTCCGCGCCAGGCTCGCCATCCGCGACCAAGAGCTGCAGGCCGAGGCCGGCGCACATCGTGGACTTGCCATTGCCCTTCGCGACCTCGACGTATGCGGTGCGAAATCGCCGAGTGCCATCGGCGCGCTTCCATCCGTACACGCACCAGACGATAAACTGCTGCCAATTTTCTAAAACGACAGGTTTCCCGGCCCACTCGCTGCCCTTGCTGTGATGCAGCAACGAAAAGAAATCGATCGCGAATTGCGCCGCGCCGGTGTCGAACCTCAACCCTCGCTTCGCGCCGTGAGCGAGATCCCGCAGATGCCGTTTTGCCGCCAGGCGCACCCACCGCGAAACGACGATCTTCTTGGCCGCGGCCTCGTGTGCATATTTCTCGGCCGGGTGCTCAATCGCTGGAGCGGTCGCTTCAGTTCGCATATTTTGCCGGCGAGGCTTCAAGTCTCTTTCTCAAGAGTGCATCGAGCGGATCTTCCGGTGGATCGCCGCCCTCAATCTTCAACCGCGTCCGCGCCGCCGGCGTCATCCCAAACTCGATCAGGAAGGACTTCATCATTTTCATCGCGTCATTCGAAGTCGAGATCGCCGGATTCTTCTTCAGGCGGATGACCAGGCGATCGCCAAGCTTCCTTTGCTTGCCTGTGAGGTCGATCACCGGCTCTTCGATCGTAAGGCCGTACTTTTGCACGTCAGCTTCCGCGGCCAACCATCTGGCGTATGCCGCGCAATAACCCCCGAGCGCTTTCCCGTCGATCTTCGAGAGAACCTGAAGCCTCAAAAGTTCGGGCACAACTTTCCGCCATTCTTCTCGCGCGATCGAGGAAAGTCCCGCCGGCATCTCTGGCTCACCTGGCGCCGGCTGCGGCTCCGCGTTATTCAATTTTCGCTTTCCAGCGTTTCCACGCAGCTTTTTAACTTTCGTTGGCAGCGGCCTGCGTCCGGATCCTTTTGGCATTTTCAATTCTTCCGTTGCATTGCTGCATGAAACTGCATATCCACAATTTCCACGCGACCCACACGCGAATTTTTATTTCGCGGGCGTGTGTCGCGTTTCCGCTGGCGGTCCGCAAGCGCGAGCGTTTCAGGGATTTTCACCCCCCTGCCCCTCGCGATAAAATTGGAATCGAACACGGCGGTCTTGTAGGAATGGCACTCATGATCCGTGCCTTGTAGATTATCTTCATTATCATCACCCACCGGCTTGGGAATGATGTGGTCGACGTCCGTGCTCGGCCGCGTGCCGTCGCAAAAATGCACGATGTGCGGTTCGAGCTGCGCTGCTATTTCCAATTCGCCGCGGCGCCGAGCGATGGCGATCATTTCGATCAGGTTAGCGCGCGCGCAGCAGAGAGGATCGCGCGCCAAGATTCTCTTGCGCAGCTTTTCCCATCTGCGCCCGTATCCGCGCTTGCACGAAGAGCCGCGCAGACGGTCGAAATCGCGCCGCGAATTTATGTTGACGTTTGTCCGCTTGTGAGTCGAGCAGTAGCGCATGAGAGACGTGCGTCCGCAGCCAGGCTGTTCGCAAAGTTTGAGGGGACGTTGCGGCATTATTCCACGCGCGCCTCGCGCCGCATCCGTATTTGCGCGAGCATGGCCAGCGCCCAACCTCGTTCGCATCGATCCGAGAGCGCCATAACTAGGAAGGAACCGACGCTGCAAGAAAGGCCGCGCGCGGCAAGCGTACGCACAATGCGAACGACTGTTTTATGGCGCAACCGGCGATCTTCGTGACGAACGATCTCGACCAGGCCGTGTTTCAAATTGTCAGCGAGTTCGACGCGGGATAGGTGGCCGTGACTCCGATCGCCGCACGTGTGGCGTGCATAATCTTCCAGCGTCCAGCGCCTTGGAATGATGCATGCGGCTTTCGCAGACACAGATATTTTCTGAGGAGTTGGCCCCGGCGCGATCTGGGCTGTCGAGGCGGAGCCCATTGCTGAACCGAGGGTTTATTCTCCTTTACGTTTCTGCGCATTGCAACGGTACTTTGTAGCGAAATTGCCAACGGATGTTCGATTGTGCAACGAAGCGTAGGCTCAGCCGGTATCCGCGAATTCAACCGCATGATTGCCCAGTTCGTCCTCGATCCGGCGCATCTTGGCCGAAAGTTCGTCGAATCGGGGATGCCGCAAGGGAATCCGCGCGAGTGTTCGCTTCAGCGAGTAGAACTCATCAAGCATCCGCGCTCGTTTTGGTTCGTTCCAAGGTTCTCGATCGTCCGCGGGGTGCGGCGCGGCGCGAGCGGGAGCGAGCGCTTTCTTTTTTAAATGCTCTTTTAAAGTCTTAACATCTTTCTCCGGCCACCAGTG